TTCTCGCAAGGGTCACTCAGCATCGTTCTCCCTTCCTGTCTCCACTTGTGCAGATGTGGTGACGGTTTCACACCATCTCCCTACCTCCCACCGGCAGACGGCAAGGCCGGTTGGCTGCGCGTCTAAAAGATCGGTGTTGTACCAGTTGCCCGGCGTTTCCTCGCCTATTTCCGGGAGTAGTCTGTCCATCTGCTGTGCCGCTGTAGGCTCACCAGATCGCGCAGGCGACGCGCTGACAGCCTCGGCGGTATCCTCGGTAGGGGCGGCCTCAGATCGTGCCTCTGGCGCAGTCCTAGAGCGTCGGCGTCTTGCCCAGTGCGGCCGGACGAGCGAGTAGTCCGGACCGGGTGATGGCGGCACTGCCTGAAGTGAGTTGAACTCCCTCCAAAGCGTGTCATAGAGCAGGTCCATGTCGGCTAGGTCGCGTAGCGTCTCCCGATGCGCCCCCGCCAGTTCCTCGAAGGCGGCGATGGCGTTGGAGAAGGCGTCCTCTGCGTCGGCGCAGTTCTGCTCCGCGTTCTGCCAGTCCTCAAGCAGTTCTTCCCGATTGTCCACCGCCCCTTCGTACCTCTGCCGCCAATACTCGGCCTTCTCCCGCCAGTCCACATCCTCCGCCTCTATCGGCTCGGAAGGCTCAACGTCCCACCGGCAGACCTCGCGCCACTGGTTAGGGGGCTGCGTGTTTGTTCCGATCATCGCTCTCCTTCCTGATCTTTTCGGCGACCTTCATCCCCTCTGGTATCACCTGGAGCCATGCCAAGAAACTTGCCACGCAGTAGCGGACGCCGCACTTTTCACAGTAATCCCTGAATCGGTCGTCAATCCACAGGCGCTCGCTGAACTTCATCCTTTTACCTCCCCTGGTGCAGATCACTCGCATGGGGCAGCCCGGGCTCTGCGGAGGATACTCCCCTTTGGAAGTCTCAGGACAACATGGCCGCCGCGCCGAGATGACACCCAACACATTGACCAGAACAGGAAGTTCTTTTGCAGGGCCACCAAGATATCCTCACAACCTGACCACCCCCCGGTGTGAAGCGTCCACGTGCGCCCGTTCCGCGTGTAACACCCAACACCTGATGCATCCCATAGACCCTCGACGTACTCCATCAGATCAGCCCACCATGCGTCGCTTCCCCACTTCGATATCTTGCGTAGTTCTGCCTCGGTTGGGTATGGACCCATCACTCCCCCCCCTTGAGGCCGTCGCTCCAGCGGAAGGCGCGGTACTCTGCGCCCTTCCAGTGCTGCACTATGTAGTCGGCCTTGCCTTTTGTTAGATTCGAGTCATAGAGCACGACGGGCTTCGGCCCTGAGACGATGAACCACTCCCTCGCCTCATCCTCGGGGACGTAGGGGATGCAGTGGGCGTCGGGCTTGAATAGCTGCGGCGTCACGACATCGCGACACCCGACCACGGAACACCCGACCATGTGGGCATGCGCCACCTTGTGCGAACAATTCAGTTTCTTGCACTCCCCCGCCTTGGAGCAGATGTACAGCTCCAGGTAGGTGATGAGCTTCACCCGCTCTAGCCAGGGGTCCGGATCGGGAAGGGGGGTGAGGTTGCACTCGGCGGCACATCTGATCTCGCAGGGTGCACCGTCAACTTCGACGTGCCAGTTCTCGCCATGATGGGGGCACTTCCCGACTATGACCCCGACCTTCTGAGTGTAATAAGTTCTGACCTTCTGTCCTACTCTCAACTTTCCTCCCATCTCCATCTCGATTTCGTCCGGGGGGTTCATGCCTTCCCCCTCATGTCCTCGATGGTGCCACAAAGAGTACGCTCACATAGCACGACTGTGTCATACCCCTTGCTGACATCGTTGAGCTCTGGCTCCCCGAACAGGGGGCAGTGGTCGCCACACCAACTATCCTCAAAAGCCCTCATACACTTCTGCCGCACCCATTTGCCGGCCCTGTCAATTTCGAGATTCCCCATCTTGTTAATGGCGATCTTCATCTGCACCCTCCTTTCATGTGCCGATACTTCCCGTCAACCTTGGTCAACGTCCCGCCTGCCCTCCCGCAGAGGTGGCATATAAAGAGCTTGACTGTCTGCTTGTCTGCCTTCTTCTGGTCGCCTGCTGTTCCTTTCATGAGCCTCCTTCAATCGCCTTCCTGGCCGTGTTCATGCGCCCCTCCGGTAGCTTCTCCCTGACATCAGCACCATGTTCTCCTTGCCGCACATGCCCCGTAGTCTGTCCGCCGATGCTCCGCCGATATGCGCCTCCAGTTCTCCCTTGCTCACGTCCAGGTTGGTGGTTAGAATCACCGGCCTGTTGTGGGTGCAGCGCGAGTCGATCACCCGGAAGTACACCCCCTGGAGGAAGGACGAGTCCCGGGGCCGCAACTTGCCCACGTCGTCTACGATCAGGAGCGGAACAGTCTCCAGGTGCCGGTACACCTGTTCCTCAGTCTCGGCGCCATCGTTGAAGGTGGCCCGTATCCTCGCCAGCATTTGATTCTCAGTGATGAACAGCACCGGGCACCTGAGCAGTTGCACGTAGTACCCGAAGGCCAGCCTCGCGGGAGGTTCCTCGCGCAGTATCCGGTTGACCACCGCGGCCGCCAGGTGTGTCTTGCCGATGCCGTAGTCCACCGATGCCAGCAGGATGGATCTGCCGGCCTTGAAGTCATACCCCGACATAGCCCTGAAGGCCCTTGGCTGCGCCTTCTGGTCGAAGTTCTCAAATGACCGCTTTATCAACTCGATCGGGCACCCACACTCCTTGATCCAAGCCTGCTGCTGCTGCCCGCAAGCCTCGGCCAGCTTCTCCTGAGCCTCTTGCCGACGCTCCTGTGCCAGTAGTTCAGCCGCGCACTCGGGACAATGCTCCGTCCGGTAGGACTCAGCGCCGTCTATGACGGCCACCCGGGCAGGAAACTCTGTCTCGCAGATGGCGCACTTACTCACTGACTGGCTCCACGTCACTGAATGCGCCTTTGACCCTGTTACCAGGGAGTCCGTCAGAATGTCTACCGACTTGTCTGTTGTCATAGTTCCCCTCCTTGATCTTTTGCCAGTTCGTCAGGTTCATTACCCAGTCAAAGTTGCAGCGCCACTTGCGATCATTGGAGCCCTTGAGGAAGTCGCTGGCCTCTACTTTGGTGAAGATGGCGCGGAAGGTCTCAAGGTCTGGGTTATCATCCCAGCGGGCCCGGATGGCAGTGGCCCGGGAAGATGACGGCTTTACCCGAATGTCTGGTTTCGGCAATGATGGAACTAAGTCCAACCAGAGGAGGACAATATCCTGGTAGGGATATACTCTTTCTTTCTCTACTTTCTCTACTTTCTCTACTTTCTCTGTAGCGTTGTTGACGCCAGAAACCGAGTTATCGGCAACAGAAACGGGGTTTGTGTAGCCAGAAACCTCCGGCCTGTGAGGCGGAATCTGATTTCGGCGGTGATACATTTGGGAGAGATTGTCAACGAGGTTTTGACACCAGATCACATTAGCGGTCCACAGCTCCCGGTCTATCGCTTCGAGGGAGGCCATCTTGTCGAGGATCACCCGCAGATGATCGGGCTTGAGTTTCATTCTTGCCGCCAGAAACTCCATGGATTCGGGGTTTCTGACATCAATAACGTGGTTTTTGTTGCTGGTAATTATTTCCAGGAGCTTGAACCAGGCTGCGTATCCTTCCATCCCGAAGTGATTTTCCAGGATGGTTAGCGTCTGCCCTGCGCTGGCATGCGCGTCATGCGCGAACCAATCAGCGTTTAGTTTGAGCGGTCTACCCATCACATACCATGTTCACCACCTCCGATTCGTCCACCACCCGACTCCAGAAAGTCTCAGGATTGCGGCCACTCCTGGCGCAGAACGCGCATGTACTCACCTTCGTAGTTCGTGCCGATAGCCGTGAGCAGGTTGTTCTTCATGAACACAGGGATATGGGCATGTTCCGCCGCATTCGTGATCGAGTTCACCCATCCACGCGGGATGTCTTTCTGGACCGGGGTTTTCTGCCCGATGATGAGCCAGTTGATGCCAGCGTCCCTAAGGAACTGGGGTTCCATGTAGACGTTGGTCAATAGTGGCTCGTAGGAAATGAACTTCACCATGGCATCGGCTTGGCTCAGGCCGAGATACGCCCTGCTTTGCTGTTCTGCGACGGTTACGCTCGCGCCCACCCAACAGTTGCCGGGCCACGGGTTGAACTTGGGCAGTTCCCAAGGTCGCTTTGTCAGGAAAATGAAGGTATGTTGCGGGTGCGCCTTGACTGCGTTCAGTGTCAACCTCATCCACTCGGGGTCAATCCACGGCCCAAACAGTTCCATGGTGCTGCCCACGAAAATGCGCGAGGGCCTCTTGATCTTTGGGGCTTCGTTCCAGAGGTCATTCGTGAACCGTATCGTCTCGTCCCAGTGAAACCGCTTATACATCCGTCTCGCGTAACAGTAGAGGCAAGACACAGGACACAAGCCCTTCACTGGATTCACCGTGTAGTCGCACCACTCGATTGTCGTCTTGTTCATCTCGTCCTTTTCAGCGCCCACCCCGGCGGGGTCAGTCCCGGTTTCCCCTACCACCTGCCCCGCCGAGAGTGGACATTCATCTATCGCTTCAGTCCTTGATGTACTCAGTGATCGGCACTGAATACAGCCCTTCGACCAACTCAGCCCTGTCCGGGGTAATGATCGCCGTCACATGAGGGTGACAGTTCTCATTCAACCACTCCACCAACGGCCTGGCTGCTGCCTCGAATGAAGTCTGCTGCATTGTGGATAGAATCATCTCAATCCTCCCTCTCTCTAGAACGGTATCGGCTCTTCCAGCTCGGTCCACTTGATAGGCAACTCCGGGACCTGGCACATCCGGAGGGCCTCAAGAACGTAGAACTCCTGCCCCGGCTCGCGTCTCGCTAGCCTCTCGGCCTCCGCTACCGCCGCCTCTATGCTCTTGTGCTGGCACGTGGGGCTCGTGCGCTTGGGATTCCAAACCATCCAGAACTTCTCCATGACCGCCTCCTTCACAGGTCCATTTCCTTGCCAAGTTGCTCGATCACCGTGGACGCCTCACCCTTGGTCAGCGTTGCCACTGAGGTAATGGTGTGGTCAAGGGCCAGGATGCGGCTGACGTGTTCCATCCGTGCCATGTCGTCCTCTATCTTGAGTTTGGTCAGGAGCGCGTGAATCGCCCGCTGCTGCGGTTGCGTGATGGTGTCGTCCGGGTTCGACACCTGCGGCTTGCGGGATGGCTGTGCCGCTGGCTTGGACTGCTCCGTCTGCGGTTCGGCCTTTGGCTCGGCCTTCGGCTCACTCTTGGGCTTGGAGGCCGAGTTGCCGTCGTCGTCGTCTTCTGAGGCTACACCGAGGATCGCGCCAAGTGAGTACCTACGTCCGTACGTGATTGCCGAACCCGCCGCCTGGGGATCGTCGGCCTTGGGCTTCAGGGATATGGCACCCTTCACCCACTCCCCGGATTCGTGCATCAGCATCGTCTCGACGGTGACGTGATCGTTAACGCTCACCGTCTGGAGGAAGGCCAACCCGTTCTTCGTCAGTGCTTCCCTTGTCGCATCAATGATGGAGGACAAGGGCGCGTACTTTGAGTGGTAGAAGGGGTTTGTTGCATCCCTCTTTACCGGCTTGAATCCCCCCTGTGCCATCGCCAGGGCCTTTGCCAGTTCGCCTATCTTCTCTGAGTGTTCCATCTCCCTACCTCGTCACCCGCGTCGATTGACGCTTGTATTCCTCTGGTACGCGCTTCAGGTCCAGCACCTTGTACTTGGGTTCAAACCAGATGTGGACACCGGGTATCTCCTGCACCCCGGCCAGGAGCGCGGCCTCTACCTTCTCTTTGTCCAGCACCCATGTGAATCCAAGCGTCCCCGCTTCGGCCCGGACGTGCTTCTGCTGGTCGGGGACTTCTATCGTCTTGGGCGCTTCCACCACTGGCGCCGGGGGCGGAGGCGGGGGAGGCTCAGGAGGCGCCTCATTCAATGCCTCAGCGATCAGCCGCGCCTCACGCTGTTCCTTCTCCCATGCCTCGCGCTCTTCTCGGGCCTTCCGTTCGGCAATCTCCTTCTCAATCCTGGCTTTCTCTTCGGCCAGTTTGTTCAGCCGCTCTATCTCCTGCCGCTTGCGCTCTTCTTCTTTGTGGTAGGCCAGAACCTTGTCTGAGTAGCACTTGTCCGCCCCCTTGAACGGCTCCGCGATCTCGTTGAAGTAGCGGTCCAGTTCCCTGCCCGCCTCAAGGAGCGGGGCCTTGTACGCCTTACGCTTTTCCTCCAGCAGTTTCACCGTCGTGCGAATGAGCGTGATGTCATTGGTGGCATCCTTGGCCGTGGCCAGGTCCGTCACCTCTGCCCTCTTGGCGTAGTCGAGGAACTTCTCTCCCTCCAGTTTGAGGTTCGCTATGATCGCGTCGTGCTGCGGGATGGGAGTCAGCGCCACCGAAGGCTCAACCTCCCCTGCCAGTTTCCACTCTGCCTCTGTTACCATGTTCCCTCCTCCTTTATTCGGCGGGCCGGTCAGGGGTTGCGGTTTCGGTACTTCCATACCTACCTGCCGGCCCACCGTTTGACTCATCGCCTACCCGCTGCCCCCGCGAAGGGGCAGTCGGTAAAGGAGGAGTCACTAGCCGCCGGGGGGCGGCGGCAAAGGGGCATGTTCCCACTTGCTGCAATAATCCTTGTGACAAACAAAGGGCAGCATGCTCACCTGATCCCCGTCGTCATCGAGCGCCATGCATGGGGGGTTAAGGTGGCATTCGCCACATTCGTCGCCCGTCTCCTCGTACCACTTGCATGTCGGGCATATGTTCATCTCAACACCCCCATCAACAGAATGAACAGCACGAACGTGTAGTAGATTGCCAGCACTATGACGACCATCAGTTGTCCCCCTGCCCTTTCTCCAAACCCTCTGCGTATCCCCTGTCATACCCTTTGGTGTCGGCGTAGTCTCGGCAGGATGTGCAGAACTCCACGCTGATCTCACCGTCCTTGTCCTCGCGCGCCTCCAGCGGGTCGCCGCATTCCACGCACGAAAACGTGAGGCTGATTTCCTTGTCCACTCTGTCGCGTAATGGTTTGTACATCAGTTCGCCTCCTGCAAGAGGTTCCCCTTCCAGTCGCACTCCCCGATCTTGCGGCACTTAGACACGCGGAACTTGCCATCACTCCCGGTAGGACACACGGTATCCTTGACGTTGAAGGAGAACATGAATAGGCGATTATCTGCGGACTGTCTGTTATCGAGGCACCAGCGCAGCGTCGCCAGATGTATGCCCTCGGAACAATGCGCGTTGACATCAGGGTTGAGTGCGGACGTGAAGGTATCTGCTTTTAGGTAGTTGATGCCCCCTTGGAATGGCCCTATCCCATCCTTGGTGACGACCTTGTAGGCCCTCGCCGTACCCTGGTGGTCGGGGACAACCCCTATGTATGCCAGCCAGTTGATGCCGTCCAGTATCGTGTCCTTGAGGTTGGCCCCGGTGAGGTCGGCCCCGGAGAGGTTGGCCCCGGTGAGGTTGGCCCTGGCGAGGTCGGCCCTGGCGAGGTTGGCCCCGTAGAGGTCGGCCCCGGAGAGGTCGGCCCCGGAGAGGTTGGCCCTGGAGAGGTCGGCCCTGGAGAGGTCGGCCCTGACCCCGCCCTTCACCCCATAGACCCAATCGCGGTGTTTGGCTAGGATGTTGTCTAGTCGGGTCTTGTCCATCAATTCGCCCACCACTTCTGCCAGGGCATCCGGTAGGTGCAGGTCAAGAGCAGTTGCACCCTCGACTCCTGAGCCGTGATGATCTGGTCCTTCCCGTATCGGCATGAGAACTGCTCCAGCAACGCCCGGAATATCTCGATCTGTGCGGCGTTCATTAGTACGTCACCCCCACCTTCTCAGCCGGGTCGCCATGCAGGAACACGTCGCGCTCTTTGTGCGCCTCGATGATGTCCAGCAGGTCGCGGAGGCTGCCCTTCCAGAAGGTCTCCAGGCTGTCGGTGTCCCAGAACTCGATGGTCTGCGTGTCGTACCCGTCTCCCGGTATCCACGTGCCGATGTTCAGCATCATGTGTGTGGCCTCGTCGTTCGCCTGAAAATTGACTGACTTGTACTTGTTCATTTCCCCTCCTTTATCGCTTCCTGATCGCCACTATCCCCAGGGCAATGCAGCCGACACAGGCCGCAAGCTCACCCCATCGAATCACAGCGATTGACTCTCTGTTTTCCACGCCCCCGCAGAGTGCCATGGGGAACATCACAACAAGCCCGGTAGCCAGCGACATCCCGACTAAGGCCATGCCGGTCAGGACGTGGATGTCCCTCATCCCCCGGTACTTCCCCAACAACCACCGTTTCACCTCACCCTCCTATTGGGGGAGAGGACACTGCTGCCCTCTCCCCGTACATCCGCAGCCACCACCGCCCTGTCTCCCTCACTTGCCCCTGCTGCGGAACTTCCCTTCAGTAATTCCTTTCCGTGGTTCCTGTCCGTATCTCGTTTCAGCATTGACTTTCCTCCCCCGCAACTGCGATACTTGGCTTCGCTGTTGTGACGATGTCCGAAATGCTACCCGTCTAACCCCGAGTCCTTCCTCGGTCGTTTCGGCCCCTTGCGTGGTGTACGCCAGTACGGGGACTTGCAACCTGCACAGCAGGTAGGAGTCTCCGGTTTCTTGGGCCACCACTCATGGCCGCAGCGTAGGCAAGTCTGCTTTTCTATTACGTTTGCCATCTCCCTTAACCTCATGCCTAAGTCTATACCGTGGTACATACTTTGTCAATAGGTTATACCTGGCCAGTTGACTAGGTTTGGGTGTCACAGGAAAGTCAACAGGGGGAGTCGTGGTATGATGGCAATATGAAACTCCGCATCACCGTAGACGTGCGGAAACTGGTCCGCAAGGTGGAGGAAAAGAAAGCCGCCAAACTGCCGAAGCATGAGCCGGCGGAGCAGGGGAAGAACTAGCACCCCGCAGCATCAAGGAACAGGTCAGTGTTGAACTTCGGATTATCCGAGAGCAGCAGGGCGCAGAGCTGGAGCACGGTGTCATACTTCAGGTCGGCGTTAGGCACCGCGGCCAGGGCGTTGGCCAGGAGCCAGTAATGCTCACGATCCATCGGGCACCATGCTGAACATGTCTGTCCGGCTCGCCTCTGCCGCCTTCAAGTTCTGAATGGCCACATTGAAATACTCGGGCTTCAGTTCGATCAGTACCGCCTTGCGCCCCAACTTCAGCGCCATGTATGCCTCTGAGCCAATGCCACCAAACGGAGTCAGTACCGTCTCCCCGGGGTTGGAGTAGAGTTTGATGCACCGTTCGATGGTCCCCAACTGGAGGGGGCAGATGTGCTTCTCATCGTCCGCGCCCCTGGCCCTTGAGTATTGCAACGTCTCCGTCTCATGGATGCCGAGCCAGATCCCATGCGCCCACTCAATCCATCCTTCGTTGTCCAGTTCCCCATTGGCCACGGGAGACACGGGCACCGCATTGTCACCCGGTTTCTTGAACAGTAACACCTGATCCACCAGCGCCGGACGCGAGTCAGTCGAGTCCTTCCGCATCTGGACGAACAGCAGCGCCTTGCTTTTGACTCGGATGGCCTGAGCCTGCGGGTTCTTCTGGACAAAGCATCGGCCCGTGAATATCCACCCCTCTTGTTCATAGGCCCGTATCACGGCGCCCGGGAAGTCCTTGACCCCAATGTATCCGTCCTTCTGCGCTATGGCTGGAATGTCGGACGTGTGAACGCAAGTCAGTCGCCCGGGCTTGGTCACCCGCAGCACTTCCCGAATGATGAAACGGTAATGGCCGAAGAACTCATCCCATCCCCGACTGTTCCCCAGGTCACGGTCACTGGCCGTATAAGTGTAGAGGTCAGCGAATGGAGGCGAGTAGACCGACAGGTCAATAGAGTCCGTGGCCAGTTCCTTCAGCCGTTCGCATGAGTCGCCCATCATGGCCATCCACCCGTTGCCCTTCCGGTCGACCTCTTTATAGTCCGTGGTCAATTCGCTAGACATCCCCAATTCCTTCCTCTCATACTTGTTGATCTGCTCGATTAGCTTCTCCCTGAGCCGCTTGGCCATCGCATCCTTTCGCATGACGTTCTGGTATATCTCGGCCTCCACGTCCGACATGATGATGTGAACGTCTACGGGCTCCGTCTGGCCATAGCGCCATTCCCGGCGAACGGCCTGATAGAACGTCTCCCATGAATCATTCAGGCCCAGGAACGCCATCTTGTGTGACTGTTGCAGATTGAGACCAAATCCGCATACGCGAGGTTTGCTAACCAGAAAAGGCCTCTCGCCGTCTAGCCATGAAAGTAGCCGCCGCTCTTTCTCGTCCGGGTGAAGTATCCCGTATATAGATAGACAGTCATCGCCCAATAACTTCTCAACTGCACGTTGCTCGGCATCTAGCCCGCACCAGATGACCCATTGTTCTCTATATACTCCGCGGCATTCCTTAATAGTTGAGGATTGTCCTTGAACTTGCCTAGCCCCTGATTGCAGTTCAGACAAAGTACCCCGCGCACATGCCTCTGTGCATGACAGTGGTCCAATACCGGGAAGTATAGGGGCCTGCTCATGTCCGAGTGCCCGCAGATTGCACAACGATGTTGCTGCCTCTCCATTATCTCTGCGAACTGTAAGACCGACAGGTTGTATTTTTTGAGCCGTTGAGCCCTTCGTTTCACCGGATTGGATAGTTGCCAGTCCCTGACCTGCCGACACGCTGCTGTTCTTCGCCACTCCTCCTGCGCGTACAATTCCCTCCGCCTGGCATTCCGGGCGTCCTTCGTCTTCTCGCGATAATTCCTGATATGTTCCCGGTGATCCTGAGTCCACTGCTGCATGTATTCTTTTCTGTTCATGCCCAATATTATAGGCTTCACCTTGGGTATTAACAAGCCCCTTCAGCGCATCCATCCGCTTGTCCAGTGTGGACCGCCGCGTGTCAGCGCGGTCAGCGATGCCGTGGAGCCCGGTGAAGAATAGCTGATCGCCCTTGTATTGCGTCTCCACGAATACGGGGTGCAGCCGCAACTCCGGCAGAATGAATCCATCATCGTCATACCCCAGGTCAGATGGCTTGGTCATGGTTATGGCCCAAGAGGACAACCACTCAAAGAATCGTTCCTCTGCATGGTGCTTGATACGCCATTCAGTGCCGCCTTTGTTGGAGCCTTTCTTGCGGTATGTCTCGTCTCCATATTGGAGGGTGTGTTCCTTGTTGGCATTGATGAAGAACGTAGCCAGCATTTCAGGGATAGTGCAGATGCCCAAGAACTCCGCGTGATTGCCGATCTCGGTATAGTCGTTCGGCGCTGGAGTGGCTGTGCAGCAGAGCTTGTATGGCGTCTGCCGGCAGAGACTGGTCAGTTTCTTGCGCGTCTTGCCGTCTATGGCCTTGAGGATACTGGACTCGTCCAGGACCACGGACCCAAACCAAGACAGGTCGAACGACTCGACCATCTCATAGTTCGTGATCCACAGTTTGTGATCAGGGGTGACATCGTTCTGGCCCCGCACATAGCGCACTTCCATGCCGAGTTTGAGTGCTTCCCTGACGGTCTGACGAGCCACAGAGAGGGGCGCGACGATGAGCGTGGGATGCCCGAGTATCCGCGCCCATTCCAGTTGAATGAATGTCTTGCCAAGGCCAGTGTCCAGAAATACCGCTGCCCGCCCCTTCCTCAGTGCCCACAAGACAATCTGCTTCTGCCAGTCGAATAGCTTGGGGTGTACCGCCTCGGGCATGACAGCCACGCCAGAGTCAGAGACGGTATGCCGCTTGCTTTCGAGGAACGTCTGGTAGTCGGTCACTGGGGAGTCTCCTTGTGGCGATGACCCCCGTTGCTATCCAATAAGTGATAGACACCCGTTTCCAGGAGTTCCAGGTTCTCGATCCGGTTGTCGTTTTTGATCTCGTTCTTGTGATGTACCACCTCAGTGGGCAACAATAGCCTCCCCAAGTGGCGAGCCATTACGAGCCGGTGCTCCCTGACGTAGCCAGTTTTCCTGGCCATCGCCCTGAATGGGTCATCGCCTCTCAGCTTGACTTCCACATAGCCGCGATCACTATGCATGCCCCCTTTCCACCGTGAATGTTTGTCAAATTGACCAGTAGTGTACTGCGCATGGCACCGGCGACAGAACCCCGTGAATGATGCGGAGCGGGTTGCATCCTCCCTCACCCACCTTCCCGCTTGACAATGGGGGCATTCTGTCCACACCTTGTAACCCCTGCGCCTGCCTTGGGCATCTATGACTGGTTCCCGTTTTCTTGTGTCCATGGTGCAAGTATACAGTGCACTTGCATTATGTGTCAATAGGGTATGTCAATAGCGGCGTGGGGATTGCCGCGTCAGGCCCAGTCTATCTCGATGCCCATGTCAGTGAACACCTGATAGATGGCCTCTCCCAGGCGGTCGATGTCGTCATGGTTCAATGCCTCGGCCAGCCAGATAGTGTTGACCGCCTCGACGATCTCATGGAAATAGGTAGAGGACTTCCACGCAGAGGGCAGATGAGAGCAAATGCAGATGCTCTCCGTGAGTGGGTCACAGCATCCATCCCGGCCACGGGCGACAGTCTGAGAGTCGTCAATCCTTACTTGGAATGTCTTGCCGCCGACCGTGATGCTTGTCGGAGCAGGAACATGGTGGAGCGCCTTTACCCGACTCATCATGTCGCCTCCTGAAAAGTGTAAGAATCGACCAGGGGACAGGGATGGATACCAGCAGGGCCGTCAACAGGCCGCAGACGCCACCACAGAAGCCGCAGAAGCACATCAGCGCACCGCCGCCAGGAAGGTGATTGCGTCCTCCAGCATCTTGAAAGGCACGATCTTGTCCCTGTCCGGATAGTAGACCACAGTAGGATTCGACACATGCGCCCCGAAGAAACCATTGCGGAGGGCGAAGTCTGACTTTGTGGCGTACGTCCCGGTCCGGATAGCCACACACTCCTGGCCGTCATAGCGATACTGCTCCATCGCCGCAACGTGGTCATGCTCCACGACGATCACCCGCGCTTGAGGGAAGTAGTCTCGCTGATACGTCTTGCAGGTATGCGTGAGGTTCTTCGACGAGTTGAAGCGGCCTTTGTGCATCCGGAGGATGGGATAGGTCTGCTTCCCCACCTTGAGCCAGATCATCGCCGCGTGCTTGGTGTAGACCAGCTTGTATCTCTGGGCGATCTCCGCGTCCCAATCCTCACCGACCGCCAAGGTGGACCAGTAGTTGTGATTCCCTGTCGAGACATAGAGGTTGCGAGGGGCGCACTGCTTGTAGGCCAAGGCGATGATGCCCCGCTGGACGGCTATCGGGAGTTGGTTCTGGCTACTGCCGACCTTTGATGCCTGGATGATGTTCTCCGTTCCATCCCCACCGAACGCGGTATAGAGGCCATCCGTCGAGGCCCAGGTATCAACGTCCTTCTCGAACTGGCCATAGTCACAGCCTGGTTCCCCGATGTGCCAGTCTGCGGAGTTGCAGATGGCAATAGGTTTGTCCGTGGGGATTTCGACGAATAGCTCGGTGGGGTTGTCGCAGTGATAGGCTACCAGTTCATCGAGTTCACGCGCGGTCTTGAGATGTTCGTGGAGTCCCTTGCGCCGTTGGGCGAAGTACATGTCCTTCGACTTGGGGTCCAAGAGATTGAGATACGGGATCAACCTTTGATTGGGGTTCTGCTTCCCCTGGATGACTCTCCAGACATACGCCGGACTTGTCCCTGCTTTGTCGGCTACTTCCGCAGGAGTCATTCGCCACCTTTCAGCGTCTTGACTTCGACGCCTTCCCCTATCTCCAGCCATTGCCCGTAGGCCAGAGAGCCGCCGTCGCATAGAAGCGGGTCCACCCACAGACAATGACTGTGTCCGATGCAGACCCGCCGCCCTACGCTGTCCGCGTGCTGTCTCCACAGGAGATGTATCCCGCCCGTATGGAGGTTCCACCGCTCGGCTACCTCCAGCGCGTCAAGCGGGGACTTGGACACAGCCTGTAGTGTCTGCGCCGGAGTGGGGTACAGCATCTTGTAGATGGGCAGCATGAGGCTCGGGCAGTGGTCAGCGATCCAGAAGGCGATCCGAGATATCCCGGCGTACTTCCAGACCGGGTCGCGTTCCCATCCATGCCGGAACTCCCACCCGTCGAGGAGAACCTTGTTGACCATCTCGGCGCCGTCTATCTGCGGGCAGTCGTGGTCATGGTTCCCCCGGATGTAGTAGGTCAGGTATCCCGCGTCAGCCCGGTTGCGGATCATGGTCTGGACCTCGGCCCATGACCGGAGGGCTAGGATATCCCGCCAGGGTGCTTGCCACGGGTCATAGAAGTCACCACCAAGGATGAGGGTGCCAGGCCGCGCCCCGGTGACGTAGCGGCACCAGGAGCGGATGAAGTCCAGCCGGGCGTCATCCTTGATGTGCGGGTCGGTGGCGAAGAGTATCATTTGCCTAGCGCCTTCGCCCCTTCGCGGAATCCGTAGACCGTACCCCAACCGGCCTGAATCGCCATGATGCAGAAGGCAATCAGCCCGATCGAATCTATCTCGGGCTGGCGGGCCAGGATAGCGACTAGTCCATTGGCCGAGACGTAGAGGGTGACAATGAACGTGGCAAGGAACTTGCGCCGGTTGAACTCCTCCCCGGAGGCCAGCCAGCGGTAGAACATCATGGCCAGGGCGCCGCCCTCATAGGCTGCTATGATCGCCGCAGGAATCACCCAACTGTCCATCACAGGCTCAACTCCCCGGTCACGTCGAGGAAGGTAGGGCAAGTGACGGTGTAGGTGTACGTGCCCGTCTCAAGTGGCCCGACGACGGCTTTCCCGTCATCCCCGGTAACTGCGGTCAACCCGCCCATGGATATGGATGCGCCCGGGAGAGGCGTTGCGCCAGTCTTGCGGACCACGGTGAACGTCACCTGCCGCACAGTCGCGGATATCATCTCGATCAGCACATCGATGTTGGCGACAATCTGAATGTCAGGCATTGGACACCTCCGTTGTTACGAGCATTCCATTGAGTACACTGAGGATGGTTGTCAGGCTACCGGCGTAGAACGTCCAGTCCCCGGCAGTGGTGGCGGTTGCCTGCCGGGTTACCGCGGCAGACTCCCCGGCCTCGAGATCCACCGTCTGTGTCAAGAGCGGGCGCTTGGTCGATCCGGCCATGTAGCCGATCACGATGTCTGCCGATCCGGGCCCGTCACCGACATTGGTCACTGTCGCGGTGATGGTGTAGATATCGCCCACGGCCACAGGGGATGTCTCCAGGCCGGTCACCCGGAGATCGGACGTGTTGACTTCGATGGGCGGCCCGTCAGGGGGCTCGGCGGGTGTATCCCAATCGCCGTACTGGTTGTCCGTGACATACATCTTGTACTTCGAGAGGTTGTTCTCGCCGTCCCATGCTCCGCCGTCTGAGGCCCGCAGGGTGAAGGCCGGATTGAGCGAAGTCTCGCCGAACACGCCTGACTGCCCGTTGTGGAGGTAGCGCGTCCGGTTGGCCCACACTCGGCATTCATAGTGCGGTATGCCACGGATGGAGACGTTGGGCGCGTCGTCGTAAGTGTTGTTGGCCTCGAAATCGTTATGGTGAATCCAGAGGTATCCCCCGGCCCAACCGGCAGAGCTGGCCCCGAACCCGTGGCAATCGACCTGGTGGTTGTTGTGGAGCGGGCCGGTCCCGTAGTAGCGATACCAGGCTTCCCCGAAGATGTTGAAGCGCAGCTCGTAGCAGTTGCCGAAGTTGGCGGTCCCTGCCGTCTGTGAGGCGCAGATGAGGTGCCGGCAGTCATAGATGATGCACGCCTCGCAGAGGAACGAACCTCCGCTCTCCACCTGGACGCCGTAGCCGAAGCCATGCCGCTGCATACCGTGAATCTTGGAGTGGTGAATCCAGTGGCGCCCGGTCAGGGCATCAGAGTTCCAAGGGTCAGGGCACCCGCCCGGGATGTAGGTGCCACCCTGAAAGAAGTTGAGCAGCTCGCAGTTCTCGATCTCGACGCGCCTCGCGCCGCTGGCCATGCGCGCCGCGGCATTGGTGCGGGCGTCAGTGGTTGCGGCAAATGAACCCGGCCCTTCAAGGGTCAGGCCGGAGAGGACGCAGTTCGATGAGAAGTAGGCGATGGGGCTCATGTAGTTCCCCGAGCCGCCGACGGTGTAGGGGTTCTTGATCTTGGCCCCGGGAGATCCGTTCACGCCCCGGTTAGAGGCCAGGATCACGCCGGGGTTGAAGGTCGGGTGATCGTCACCGGAGGGCATGGTGAGGTCATGGGGGAGCCAGATTTCCTTCTGCGCCCCCATCTCCTTGGCGAGCTTCTTGAGGTCTGTCCATGACTCGGCGGCCTCATGCGCCATAGACGCCGTGTACTGTGAGACGTATCCCTCACCCCCGCCTATGGGGTTGGCGCCCGTGTAGGCTGCTGTTCCATATAGCATGATCCCCCTTACACTCTCGTCGCTATTTGCCAGATGCCGGCCACCAGTAAGACCAGGAAGGCCCCGCCGATCGTCATGAGGAACCACTGACCAACAGATATCTTCCCCTCGGCCCGTGTCAATCGTGCCCGGATGCCGTTGTCGCCCATGACCGCATCATTCAGGGCGTGGAGGCTGGCGCACATCATTTTCATTTCGGTGGCGAGCTCTGCCCGCTGTTCCGCTGAGGCGTGGAATGCATCGGTGAGAGCGTCTATCTTCTCATGGAGGGCTTTGACATCGTCGGGGCTCATAGTGGTATCCTTTTTCTGAGGGCCGTGGATGGTACGAGCATTTGCGGTCCCTTTCTCGGGCCCCTTCGGGGGCCCTTGCTATACTACTTCCCCTTCGGTCTTCCCATGCTGGCGGTCCTTGCCATCGGTGGCTAGTCCACAAAGGCAGAACCAGTGTTCCTTTCCGTCGTCGCCTTCGCTCAAGATGTGCTGAGTCATTTCGAGGCACCGGGCGCAGCGAAGGTTGGTGAGGCGTCCGGGCTCAAGGTCCACGTAGCGCATCACACCGCACCTCCGAGCACCTTGGTGATGTTCGACACAGACCCCCCGAGAACCTTGGTGATGTTCGCACTGCTCCCTCCAAGGACTTTCGTAATCGTCGCCCATCCCGTGGTGTAGGTGGCATAGATGGACCACCGCCTATCCGCGAGAGTGGAACCTGTTGACCACGTGTCTGGCGGGACATCCTCTCCGCTGTATGCCTGTGACATCCGGTGCAGGCCCGCGCTCGAGAGGTTGTCATACATCAGGTCAGGGTAGTTAGCTCCGCCTAGCCATACGCCGGGCCAGTATTCGGTGCCTGACGCGATTGCCACCCCGGTGACATCCATGTTGAGCCATGCAGCGGTAGTTGAGGTAACTTCCTGCCCAGCGCCGTAGGTCATACGAGCGCCGCCATTGGCCACTGTCTGGTACATGATCGGGCGAAAATAGACCGCGTTTCCGCTCGAGCTGTCGCCGTGTACATGGATAGTCGTAACCACCCCGGCGCTTGACGGCTGAGTGCCGTACAGGACGCGCATGGTGTTCTGTAATAGGGCCTCTTCGACGGCCGCGACCGCTGTAAAGCCAAACGTATCCCCCGCCGGGGCCACGATAACCGGATAGGTGGCGCCATCGAGGAATTCCGGAGAGCAGGTCAGTTTGATGCTGTTCCCATCCAAGCTCCAGTCTGCCCATGTCCATTTGCCAGCCGCGTCTGTGGCCTTCATGCGGTACAGGTGCCCGATCTTGCCGGTGCGGTAGTTCCGATCCGTGAACTCACCAGCGCGGGAGGAGTGGTAGAACGCGATGGAGTTGGGCACGTACTCGGGGCAGTGAACCCAAATCGTACCCGAGGCGCCTATGACCTGCGTCTCGCTGACATGCACGATCTCGTCCTGAAACTCATCATTCCAGCCCAGGCTGAACTGTGTCGCCAGGGACGGCTGAAGGCCCGCCACCACGCCAACCTGATTGAAGAGGAATGGAAGCACGTTGACCGGAGGTTTCTTTTTCAGCGTCAGGATGAAATCTAGACCGCCCTCATCGTTGAACCCGGGCCTGATGCCCACGGGCAAATACCAAAAACTGAAGTTGCCGTTGCCCACTTCAATGGAGCCATCGGCGTTTTCCACTAGGCTTTTCCTGATCTGCCCCGTGACGTTGGCATCTAGGGTCAACTCTATCTGGCACTCATCCCAGGCGCCAAAGGTCAACTTGGGCACGAACACGGAGGCGCCGCCGCCCACGCGGACCTTGCCCCACTTGGTGCTTCCGTCGCATCGGAACTCGTAGTTATTAGGGGAGATCAACCCCCCGGAGATCGAGTCAAGAGGCATTACGTGGTCACCTCGTGGTAGTACGGGGTGGGCTTAAAGAGGAACACCCTAGCGGCCTGGGCGTATCCCACAGGCCGGACAACCGCTGCCGTGGTGGAGGGCTTGGTTGAGGTGATATCGCCTGCCGTCTCGGAGAGGTAGTAGGTCACTCCGGGCGTCATGGCGCCGCCGAATCCGTCGTCGTCGCGCATCAATCCGTCCGTGAGGCAGATGAGCGTCCCGCCCGCTGTGGAAGCCGCAGTCGCCATACCGGGAAGTCCCGCCGCGGTGGATTCCGTCGAGGCGTCGGCTATGGCCCATTCTCCGTCACTGTTCATGAAGCAGACATCGGTTATGGCTATCGCCTCATGCGCGGTCGCGGCCAGGGTTTCCCCCGAGTAGTCGTGGTCTAGGACGCTGGTGTTCAGGGAGAACTTCTTGATCTGAGTCGTCAGTCCACCGGCGACACTGGCGCTTGAAGAGGCGATCAGGGATTGACGAAGGTATCTCTTGCTCATGCTATCTCCCGACGTAGGTTATGTGGTAGGATCCCGCGAGCTTGGTACTGTCCTCCGTGACGTAGATTCCCACCACGTAGGCGTCCGTTGCGTTCGTGGAGTCCTCACAGAGAATGGCCGCATCAGTGACGTGTATCCCAGTCGCGTCCGTGGGGATACCCTCAGAGAACTCCGTCCCGGCGTTGGTCCCGCTGGACGAGTCGTCAATCCCGATACTCATGGCCGCTGTGGGATCTGTCGAGGCAGTGGTGATATCTGTGAGGACCTCTTTGATGAGGATGTCCTGCTTCTCGGGGTTGTTCCAGTAGAAGCCCACCGCGCCAGAGGCGGCAGGGGTGAGGGCGTTGGCGTAACTGCGGCGTTCACCGGGGGCGATGTACCCCTGATTTCCCATACACCACACGCTCCGCGTATTGGAGGACGCATGGCGCACAGCCGTGAGATCGCGGAATGTGCAATTGGTGAGTTTACAGTTCTTGATAGTGCCAGTTCCATCAGCCGTCTCGCGCCAGCCCCGCACAGTGGCTGCGAGACCGCCATCCACCGTTATCCCATCTGCCACGCAGCCATCGACCGTATTCCCATTTGAGGCGTAAAAGTAGATGCCGACTGTATCAGCGGCGGCTCCTGCCGGGGAGTAGATGCTCCCGTTGTAGACTCCGCAATCTTGGCTGTTGGTGAAGAAGACCCCGGCCATGTACTGCGTCATCGGGGCGGCAAAGAAGTTGGTTACGTGAATCCGCTGGCTGCCGCCGATGTAGAGCGAATGGCTACCACTATCCTGGTCAAGGCCGAGATTGGTTGCGGAGCACTCGTAAGCCTCTCGGAAGTAGATACCCCCCCCAGCGCAGCTAGAAGTGGACACGTTGGCCAAGAGCCACCCTGCACTGCGGTAGACGTAATATCCGTAGCCGCCACACGATACGGCCTTGACCCTCGTTAGGTTGACTCCCGCCGTGGAGTCATTGTATAGCCCGTGGCTCTTGGTATCGTAGATGCGCGCATCACTGACAACCAAAGACTCCATGCCGGTCGCATCAATGCCGTAGGTTCCCGTCGCGTTGTTGGCCTTGTTGCCATCAAGTCCTATGCCCTTGATGCGGTTGCGGTATCTCGTGGTCCCCGGCGTGGCCCTGGCGACCATGACGCAGTTAGCGTTGGCGCCCAATTGAAACGTGGTGGAACTTGGCCCGCAGCCTTTGAGGGTGATGAAATTGAGGTCGGGGTAGTAGACCGGCGTGGCCTGATTGAACAAGCCAGGAGAACACAGGAGCACCCCACCATAGGATGAGTCAAGTCCAGCCATGACCGCCGTGGCCTTGGCCCCGATATCCTCACCGCTGCTCATCACGTAGTTGGCCTGCGCTTTCCAGATGGCCGATGCATTTGAGGCCGCAATCACGTAGTCAGCGCCCCTCACGGCCCCATACGTCGGCTGATTCGGAGTCCTCGTCAGTATCTTTCCCATAGTTCTCCTAAGTAGCGCAGGATACCGTCCAGTAGGTGTGGTGTACGCCGTCCATGACGGACCATTGGTGCTGTACCTGATCTATGTAGACATCCCTCGAGAGGGAGATGCGAGAGTCCTGAAGGGTGAAGCGGTCGCTGATATCGAGGTCGAGGGCGTGAGTCAGGGCGTCTGAGGAATTGGGGACGAGTTCGACGACGTAGGTGGGCGTGGCGTCCTTCTTGGCCGCAACCCTAGCATCGGCGATGGTCTGCATCTGGCTCGAAGTTGGTGCCCATTCCAGCTCAAGCGTTTTCTCCCTCAGTCCATAGGTATCTTGGCTGGCAGTATCCTCTGATGTAATTCGAGCCTCTCCGTAGGTTTCACCCCAGAAACCCCCCTTATAGAATGATGTCACGTACATCGTCCCTGTCGAGATGTTCTCGTAACTGTAATATGATGCATCGCCAAAGGCTAATTCATCATCAGGTACCCATCCATCAGACGTAGTAGCCAGATAGTCGCCACCGCCCATTGAGCTCGAATAAACATAGTCAAAGAATCCGAGACCTTTGGAACTCGTTACCTCGCCCTTGGTATCGACAAATGGACTGGCCCACCCCGAGAAACTACAACCGGCCTCTACCATCACGGTGTTACCAGCAGTTGAATCTGTGGGGTATTCCCATATGCGATGCTCGAACCCTGTCAGTGTCTCCCTGCGGAGATGGCGCATATTTAGCTTGTTGAGTACATCCTTCCAGTTATTCGACATCTTCAGGCTTCGCCAAACCGTGCCGGGGCACGTCCATTCAGAGGTCGAGTGATACGTTGCGCGGTAGGCTGCCACCTCATACCGCCATACACCGCTACGGCTTATGTAGAAGAATGCCCCTTCAGCATCCTCAAATCGTTCGATCATCGTTTTAAGCGAGAGTTTTCCTGGGAATATATAGTCATAAACATAAGTTGAGGCGTCGATAATCGCCGTCGATCCCGGTATCTCGCTGGCAGCATCAGTCAGTATCGTGTCGGACGACACGTCTTCTTGTATGTACGGGTTGCCCGCCCAATTCCGGACATCCGCTAGCGGGCAAATATTAGCGAACCTCTCTGACCCATCCGTGCAACTGAAGTACGCCTCTCTCACCTTGTCCGAGTAGTCGTTCTGGATATCGTCGAGGTAGCCGGTGAAGAGGACGTACTCTACCCCGCCATAGTTGCGCTGGATCTTCACCTTGCGGCCAGGGACGATCAGCCCCGCCAGCGTGGAGACTGTCGAGGATGGGATGTAGGTTCCCGCAACGTCCTTGAGGGTGATCTGCGCCGTCCCGACCTGGGCGCGGCCCATATTGGAGTCCTTGCCTCGCTTGATCGAGTAGGAGCGTAGATAGGCGCTCACGTCCTCAGAGGACGAGTCCCAGTCCCCGTCGTTGTCCCAATCGACGTAGCAGTAGATTCCGTCAGCCATTAGAACTGCGCTGCCCCGTAGGAATACCTTTGCTTGGTCCTCAGTGAATCGAGGATGATGTCCGCGAACGTATCTGCGCCCGCACGGTCGCCGACGAAGGCACCGGCGGAGATGTTGACGACGTAGGTGTTTCCGAGACCGCCCTTGCTCAGGGGGATAACCGCCTCCGGGCCAGCCTCGCCGATCAAGGCATGAGTGGGCCGTGTGACGATGCCGCCCGAGGCCATGCCTTCGCGGTAAACGTAGTTGGGGTTATTCGGGTTCATTACCGACCAGGACGCTATTCCGTAGGACTCCGCGCGCGCCGCGCGCGCCGCTGACGCTGCCGCATTGGCGGCGTCCCTTACGCTGTTCCACTTTGAAATCACGCTGTTGAGTGCGGTCGCATAGTCGCGGGCATCGTTTTCTAGGTTGGCTATCTGGCGCTGTTCCTCTTTGATCTTGCCGACGGTTTCGTCTATGTTCGACTGAACCATGCTCTCCAGCGTCGTCAAGGCGCTCTGCGTCAACCCCGCCGCCGTCTGGACTCCCTGCAATGCAGTCTCGTTGCCGTTGATATCAGTCGTCAGTTGTTGGATGCGGTCCAGTATGGTTTGGGGGGCCATCTCGGTATTCATGCCGAGGGCCGCCTCTGCTGCGTTGTTGATCTGCGTAACCAAGGGTTCAAACGTCACATCGCGGGTTAGTACGGCGATGTCATAGGCTTGCTGTTCCTTGGCTATCGCCGCGTCTATGCCCTCCATGTTGGCGGAGACGGTGAAATCCACGTCGGCCAAGTCCAACGCTGCCAGTTTAGCGTCTACCTCAGTGGTGTCAGCACCCGCCTGGATGAGGAGTTTCTTGAGGTTCAGCACGTCGATGTTGCCGGATACGCGATCGATCTCGGCATCGGCGGCGTTCATGCCCTCAAGTTTGGGGTTCAAGAATCCTTCCAGCTCACGCTTGGCGGCACCTATGGCCGTCTCCAGCGCCTCGATGGTGGTCTGCTGCGATTCCAGTGCCGCCTTGAGCGCGTTGATGTCCTCGACCCGCGAGATGCCGAAGGCGTCAACCATGTAGGTCTTGACGAACGCCAACTCCGCTTCTAGTTCCTGGAGCTTGCCTTTCTTCTCATCGATCTTGCCCTTGACCTCGTCGATCTTGGCCTTCAGGTTGCCCATCTCCGCTTCGAGCGATGCGAGTTGCCCCTTGTAGATATCGCTAGCACTGCCGCCCTCGCCTAGTTTGCTTACCAGCCAACCTATCCCCGCGATCACCCCGGCCACCGCTGCGCCCACAGCGAGGAAGGCTGCGGCCACCAGGGCCAGGGGGGCCAGCGCCGCCAACTCAGCCGCTACGGCCACCCACAACGCTGTAGCGTAGGCACCCACGGCAGCGGTCAGACCGACCTGTGCTATCGTCTTGGCTACACTCGCCGCCGCGCCGATAATCATCTGGGCCGTCTGTGCCATCTGGGCGATGACCGCGCTTTGCATCGCCGCTGAATAGGCGGCTACACCCAAAGCCAAGACTCCGACCGCTCCGATCATGACGGTCAGCACTTGGCCGAATGCCCCGCTGTTCGAGATGAACGACGAAACCCATGAGACGACAGTGGTGAATGCCTCCACGAGTTTGGAAAGGGCGGGCAAAAGGAAACTGCCTATCGCCTCGCCCATCTCGCCCACTTCATTCTGGAGAATAGCGAACGGTGACGCCATGGCCTCCGCTGCCCCGCCGCAGGATTTGGTTACTGCCTCCAGCACCTCGGTAGCACTAGCGCCGTCCTTGACCGCGATGCCGTACCGCTTCAGAATGGCAGTGTCGCCGTTCAAGGCTCGCCCCATGGTCACGGCTGCGGATGAGACATCCATCCCCCTAGCCGCCGCCAAGTCCAGAACCGCGGGCAGTGCGTCAAGAGACTTCTTGTAGGAGCCGGTCACCATGACCAACTGCGAGAGCGCGTCACGCTGTGCCTCGTCAGAGATGCCCGTCTTCCTGGAGGTGGCCTTGATGTTGGCCTCCAGCGAGTCTTTCACATCGTCATAGGCCACGCCGACGTTCTTGAGCATCTGCGTGAGTTTGGCGGAGGACTGCCGATCAGACTCCGCCGCCTTGACCATGAGGCCGAAGGAACCCACGACCGACGCGCCAAGTGCAGCACTGGCCTTCGCCAATGCACCCCACGCCTCTTTAGTCTTCTCAGCCTCTTTCTTGGTTTCGGTTAGTTGCTTATTGAGAGCCTGAAGCCCCTTGGATGCACCATCTTTGATCGCGATGAGTACGTTCAGTTTCGCGTCGCCAGCCATCTACTTCCTCTTGCCTCGCGCCTTCTCGATGTTCTCTTGTTCCATCTGCCTATCCGTTTTGATCCAGGCCCAGACTTCCTCAATGACTGAGGCCGGAGTGCGGTTGTACTCCCAGAGGTTCCAGTGCATCTCTCTCATGATCTGGAAGCGCCTGTACCTGCGGGCATCCTCCGAGTCGCGGTCCACGCCCTTGAGAAGGCGCTGCATCGGCTTGCGGAAGATGCCCCCATCTAGTTTTTTGTGACGTACTCAAAGGCCGCGGAGTTGAGGTCGTTGATCTTCTCCAGGACAGGCTCTCTATACTTCCTCCGCAGCTTTGACAGGGTCGACTTGTTGATCGGCGCATCAAAGGACCAGGCGACCACCATCCTCTCGAGGAGTATCAATCGGCCCACCTGCATCTCGATGTCCTTCCCCTTGAGCTTCAGCATCGCCCCGGCGATGGCGTCCTGGTCCTCCTGGTCGAGTTCCTGTTTGAGGTCTATCCATTCCCCATCAGGGAACTCCACCTTCTCCGTCTCGCTCTCAATGAAAAACTGGCTCATAGGCCCCCTTTCTACGTGCTACAGGTTGTTACCGTGATCGTGCTATCGAGCACGAGGGATACGCTCATGGTCATGGGTTCAAGCGGCTTGGCGTTGAGGACCAGGCTCTTGACCCAACATTGCCCGTGGTACATCGGATAGCCCGAGGAAGCCCCCACGGGGTAGTAGACCCAGTGGCGATGGTAGGTGTCCGAGCCGTAACTGTGGAGTACGTCATACGCCGACCCGGTTGACTGGTCGAACAGGCACTCCAGGGAGATGTCCGCCGACTGCATTCCCACCAACCACTGATGCGCTACGGCGCCGCCGCCGCACGTCACATCCGCCATTTCCCGGTCCCCCGGGAGGCCGTCAACGCTCATCACCCAGGCCGAGATGTTGACCCAATTACCCGTTGAGTTCCCCGAGCTGGCCGCCGCCGAAATGCGGAAGTCGAGGTTACTGCCGAACTGCTTACCTGCTGTTGCCATTTATCCTCCTACGTCCAGACTCCCACACTGAGGGTCGAGTCCAGGACCAAACTCACTGAAAAGGTGATTGGCTCAAGGGGCTTCGCCGGGACCGTCACACTCTTGACCTTGCACTCCCCGGTGAACTTGGGATAGCCCGCCGTGTTCCCCGCAGGGCCATACGAGAAGGTCCGCGAGGCGGTGTCCAGGTGGTAGCCGTAATCAGTGGAACAGAACACGTCATAGGCGCTTCCATCAGTCTGGTCGAACAGACACTCCAAACTGATGTCTGCGGCCTTCATGCCGACGAGCCACTGGTGGGCCTTCGCCCCGCCTCCGCAGGTTACGTCGGCCATCTCGCGGTCTCCGGGTAAACCGTCAACTGACATGACCCATGCGGAGATATTGACCTCCGTTGATCCCGAGGTGGTGCCCGCTGAGTCGATTGTGAATACTAGGTCCGCACCGAATTTCTTGAGCGCTGTGGCCATATAGCCTCCTTGTTACGCAA